CGGCACGACCTACCGCCAGGGCGCGTACCGGGTTCGTCCCCTCGCCGCAATAAACACTTTATCCCTTTAATTCTTTATCCCTTAGAGAGTTAGCTAAATAAAAGCCCCGGTAGGGGCTTTTCAGATTCACTTTTTTGTGCTAAAATTGTGTTAATTGCTTTACAGTTATTAACTTTGCGCCCTCTAATACATACATTAAAATATCAAAAAATTAACATGGCACTTACACAAGACCTTCCTATATCAAATTCGATGTATAAGCTTCTGAACCTTATCATTGATGCCCGGCAACAATTCCCCAAGGCGTTCCGGTATGAATTTGGTACGGAGTTGATGATGCTTGCCGTCCATTGTTGCGAATATATCCGTTATGCAAATACAGATATGAACCTTGAGCACCGTGCAGATTATCTGATGAAGTTTTTGTGTGAGTTTGATGCATTGAAATTACTGCTAAGAGTGTGTGAAGAACGACATTTGACCAGCCTGACTCAAACTGCCGAAATCTGTCTGCTTGCAGAGAGCATCGGTAAGCAAAGTACCGGCTGGTACAAAAAAACGGTTGCAGATCTCCAACGGCAAAAAGCTAACGGATCGCAACAAGTCGCAAAGCCGGAGTCATAATCGCCAAGGGGATTATGAGTGAGCAATTAGAATTATTTATTGGGCATCCCCCCGGTGATGAGCCGGGAAAGACTAAGATAGCGGATGCAACGGCTTCCAGCAGTTGGAACGTGAACTTCAACAACGGCAACGTCAACACGAACAACCGCCAGAACGCGAACCGGGTTCGTCCCCTCGCCGCAACAGGTAATATAATCTATGACATACTTCTTAGCAGTATTTTCGAAGCATCCGAAGATTGTGCCAGGCAGAAAAGAACGAGTACGGATTGTGTTGAGTTCTATAATGATTATCAGTCCGCATTGGTGCGGCTATGGTATTCTATTATTTACGGTGAATATGTACCGGACTTTTCAAAAGTATTCATACGGACTTACCCGGTATATCGGGAGGTTTTTGCCGCCGCTTTCATTGATCGTGTTGTCCATCACTGGATCGCTCTTCGTATCGAGCCGATCTTAGAGGAACGCTTCCGGGAACAAGGAAACGTCTCCAAGAACTGCCGGAAAGGTGAGGGATGCTTGTCTGCCGTGCACTATCTGAATAACATGATAGTCGAGGTCAGTGAGCATTATACTGCCGATGCGTACATTTTCAAAGATGACCTGTTCAGTTTCTTCATGTCTATCTCGAAATCGTTGGTATGGGAAATGCTGAACATATTCGTAAGGGACAATTATAAAGGTGATGATATTGAATGTTTGCTTTACCTTCTAGCCGTTACTATCTTTCATTGTCCACAAAATAAGTGTATCAGACGCTCTCCCGTCTCCATGTGGGACAAACTTCCCAGTAATAAAAGTCTGTTTCATAATGACCCTGACAGGGGAGTGGCTATCGGGAACCTGCCGTCGCAACTCATAGCCAACTTTCTGGCGTCTGTATATGATTATTTCGTGATGGAAATACTGGGATTCAGACATTATGTACGCTTTGTTGATGACTTTTGTATCGTGGTGAAATCTCCGGAAGAAATATTGTCCAAAGTCCATCTTCTTGATGGTTTCCTGAAAGAACAACTCCTTTTACGGTTGCATCCACGCAAGCTGTATCTTCAGCATTATAAGAAAGGAGTCTTGTTTGTTGGGGCGTTCATTTTGCCGGGTAGAATTTATGTATCTAACAGGGTGGTTGGTAACACATATAACGCTGTCAGGAAATTTAATAGAATAGCTGAAAATGGATCTGCAGAAGCGTATGTTGAGAAGTTTGTGAGTACAATGAACTCTTATTATGGCCTGATGAAACACTTTGCAACGTACAATATCCGTCGTAAAATTACAGCGATGTTACTTCCTGAATGGTGGGAATATGTTTATATCGAAGGACATTTTGAAAAGTTTGTATTGAAGAATAAATATAACCATAGAAAACAACTAATTAAACATATCAAAAAACATGGATCAAAAAAATATCTTACCGCGTGGGATTGCTAAGCCTATCGAGCAACAGCCGGACGGAACTTGGATTGTACGTCATCACTTCCGGGTGGTTGGTACCAGTGAGAATGGTGAAGAACTGGTAACTTTTGCCAGTTCGGAATATCCCGAGAAACCTACCTTGCAACAGATTCAAAGAAGTATTGACCGTTATCGGGTGTGTCTAACAATGTATGGAGATACAATTTCAGACGAAATAGAAAAGGTTGATCTTTCCGTGTATATGTTTACGGATTAATAGTTCAATCTGTTGGTTGTTTAGGGGTGCTTATCAAGCATCCCTTTTTTATTTATGGAAAAAGTGAAAATTATAATGTCTTGTTTTATAGATATTTATCATAGAATTGATTTCCAAGATTTTCCATTTTTGTAAAACTCGTTATTATACTCAATACATTTGTTCCATACAGAATATTTTATTAATAATTAAACGCTATGAGTATGGGTATAAAAGTATTGTATGATTGGCTTTTGCAATCTAACCGACCGGCACACGTCAAAGCCGGGATGTTCGTCTTTGTTGTAATGCTTATTTTCTGTTTCCTTCTATTAGGCATTGATTTCTGTAAATCTGCTATTGTTTCTTTAACGACAACCGCCATTGCCGCAATAGTGGTTGAGTACATTCAGAAAAAGTGCGGGTTCATCTTTGATTGGCTTGACGCATTAGCTACTGTTTTGCTTCCTGGGCTGATTACTGTGTTTTCAATATTGGTAGTAACTTTATGATTAATATTATGAGATGGTTATATGAGTTATTTAATGTAGACCAGATACGAATTATTTTCGTTTCGATGTTCAGTTCTCTTCTTGCTTATTTAACGCCGACTAAAGGTTTTCTTATAGCATTAGTTGTAATGTTTGGATTTAATATTTGGTGCGGAATGAGGGCTGATGGTGTTTCAATTATACGTTGTAAAAACTTTAAGTGGGATAAGTTTAAAAATGCCTTGGTCGAACTTCTCCTCTATCTTATAATCATTGAAGTAGTCTTCTCCTTTATGAGCTTGATAGGAGATGGTGAGAATTCATTGTTAGTTATTAAGACTATTACGTATGTATTTTCTTATGTATATCTTCAGAACGCATTTAAGAATCTGATTATTGCTTATCCTAGAAACAAAGGGTTTCGTATAATTTACCATGTAATACGTTTTGAATTTAAGCGGGCTACGCCTACACATGTACAAGGAATTATTGATAGAATCGAAAACGAACTAGATAAAGAGGAAAGATATGAAAATATTGATTGATAACGGTCACGGTAGTAATACTCCGGGTAAGTGTTCTCCAGATGGCAGGTTAAGGGAATACTCCTATACCCGTGAAATTGCTGGGCGTGTAGTATTTGAATTGCGTAAATTAGGTATTGATGCGGAACTGGTCGTGAAAGAGGAAATAGATGTTCCTTTGTCAGAACGTTGTAGGCGAGTGAATGAATATAAAACTTCTGATGCAATTCTTATTTCTATCCATTGCAATGCAGCCGGTAATGGTTCAAATTGGATGCAAGCACGTGGTTGGGAAGCATGGACCAGTGTGGGACAGACAAAAGCCGATAAGCTGGCTGACTGTCTGTATGCTACTGCTGAAGAATGTTTGTTTGGAATGAAAATACGGAAGGATATGGCAGACGGTGATCCAGATAAGGAGAGTAGTTTTTATATCTTAAAGCATACGAAGTGTCCGGCTGTTCTGACGGAGAATCTGTTTCAGGATAACAAAGAGGATGTGGATTTCCTGCTGTCAGAAGAAGGTAAACGGACTATTGTCTCTCTTCATGTGAAAGGTATTTGTAAATATCTGAAAGTATGAAAATGCTAATCTATATAACCATGTTCCTGATGTCAGGAATATGGTTTACTTCCTGCAAAACTTCTCATAGCATTGAGTCACAAAAGCAGATTGACTATTCAGGAGATTTTTTGTATTTGCGAAACTTAATTGAATCATTACAGCTGGATGTGAATAAGCAAACGAAAGTTACTACTGACAAGTTGAGTGATCTGAAAATTGAGAATAAAACAGTTTACTTGTCGCTTCCGGATTCAACCGGAAAACAGTATCTAGTCAAAGAAAGTACTACCACCGCTTCCAAACAGGAGCAAGAACGGAGTGAAGTTGATGAAACATTATCCATTACTTTGCAGCAGTTCTCGAATCGACTTGATACTATAAATAACAAGGTGAATGCTTTACTAAATCAAAGAGAGAAGGTAGTCGAGTTATCTTGGTGGGATTTGCATAAAGATAAAGTTTATTGCTATGTCATTGGCTTGATTCTTGCGGGATGGTTGGGGTGTAAATTTAAGAAATAAGCCTTTCTTTTATTGAAAATACAATTTTGGGGCGAAATTATATGTGATAAAATACAATATTGTGGAAATAATATATATCTTTGCAGCAAAAGAATATCTCTGTTGGCGCAGAGATAAACTTTAAATTCGGTGATGTAAAAATATAAAATTTTATTTTTATGGCAAAAATAAAGAATGTGGCTGAAACAGCCAAAAGGAAGCGTATAATAAACGCTAAAGAATGTGAATACGAACTTCGTGAGTCGTTAGAAAAGCTATTTGATGCTTTTTGGAATGCTGTACGTAATTATGAAAAAGAGGTAATACAAACCCCGTTTACAGCTCGTTGTCGAGGATTTGAAGCCTCCCTCTTAAACTCAAAAATAATTCAAAGTGTTCAGTCTGTTTTTAAAGATGACTGGACATTTGGAAAGTACAAAAGATTTATGCTTAGAGTTAATGGATATATTATGCTTTTTAAGAAATTAAATAGTAAAAATATGCCAATGAATGTTCCAACTCGTTTTTCATCATCTATTCAGAACCAAGAGCAAGGTTATTTGTTTGATATGTATGATAACGGGACAGAGCCTATTTTATTTTTTGGATATAATAAAAGTCGTTTTGGGGAGATTATAAATCCAAAATTGGTTTATATCGATGAAAACAGAGTGAGATGGACTATTTCTGAAAATGATATTTTTACGGTTAATAGAACAATGGATGTTCAGCCAGCCGCTGCGTCTCTCTCTGTACGCCAAAATATCAAAAAGAAAGAAGGAACAAATAATTAATAATATAATACATCACCGAATTTATTTTAGAAAACAACAATACTGATAGCAAAAATGGAAATCAACTATAAGCAGATAATATTTGCTCGTGAATATCGAGGTTACTCACAAACCGAGCTTGCTTCTAAGATTGTTGGATTGTCACAATCCAATTTATCTAAGTATGAGAAGGGTATTGGTCCTTTATCTACCGATGTGCTTAATCGCATAATTGATTTTCTGGGATTTCCAACTGACTTTTATGAGAAGAAAATCTCAAATATTGCAGAAAATGCGCATTACCGAAGGAAGAAAGGAATGACTAAAAATGAACGTTCCCAAATAGACCTTTCAAATAAGTTATTAGGTTATATTGTAGACCAAATGGGGGAGTCTGTGGAATTTCCAGATATGTCATTTCGAATGATTGACCTTGAAGATGGATATACACCCGAAACCGTGGCTCAGTACACCAGGAAGTATTTAGGCTTGAAAGATGAACCGGTTCGGAATATATTCTCTTTGCTGGAAAGAAATGGGATTATAATCATAGAATTGGATTATGATGTGGATCTATTTGACGGGGTTTCTTTTTTGACAGATGGTGGATATTATGTGATTATTATTAATAAGAATTTCAGTAATGATCATAAAAGATTCACTTTAGCACATGAACTGGGACATTTGATCATGCATACTTCAAATGAGTTTCTAATCTCTGAATATAGGGATAAAGAAGATGAAGCAAATAGATTTGCTTCAGAATTCCTTATGCCTTCTGATGCTATATCAAATTCTTTACGTGGACTAAAACTGCAGTATTTGGTGGAATTAAAAAGATATTGGTTAACCTCCATGGCATCTATTGTACGTAGGGCAAAAGATTTGAAATGTATTACTAACGAAAAATATAAATATTTTAGTATTGAACTAAGTAGAAGAGGATATAGAAAAAGCGAACCTGTGAGTGTATATATTGATATGCCGAATATGTACAATGAAGCTTATAAACTTCATAAGAATGAATTGGAATACTCAAATGAGGAAATGGCAACTGCATTTAGTTTGCCTATTGATGTTCTTACTAGATTTTGCTGTCCTACAAAAACTAATTTGAAATTAAGATTGAGTATATAATCTGTATATCTTATAAATATAATCATCATATGGCTAAAACAATAAAAAGATTCACTTATGCGGTGAAAGATAAATATGATAATATGGTAACTGTGTATGCAAGAATTGAAAAGGAAGGTGGTTTGTATTACTGGTATACAAGTCATTTGACAAAACCGCAAGATGCAGATGGAATAGGAATATATAACCCTTCTAATGTTGAGTCTAATCTTGATACTGCTGAAGCATTTTTGAAAGTATATATTAGTATGATGAAAGATTCTAAAGTAATTGTACCAAACAATCATTATTGATTTATTATTTTAGAGATAAGTTATGTTCTATTAATGATAAGTCCTTTTTATATTGTCCCGTCTCTTTGATTCGGGGCTTTCTTATACCTTTGCATCAGTTTTGGCTATGAACTTCATCTCCAAATTTGGCTGGCAATTGGAGTAGGTATCCGTTATGATGATGGAAGTCCTATCATTATTTGGACCTTATCAAAAAATATCATTTCAGAAGATGAAATAACGAAAGAGTTTCAAACTAAACTCATGTATGATAAAAAACACCAAAAACAGCATTAAAAAGATATGACATTACACGAAGCTATTATTAAATTGTTGAAAGAAAAGGGTACTCCTATGACAACAACAGAGATTGCAAATGCTCTAAATGAAAATAAATGGTATTTGAAGAAAGATAAAAGTGAAATTACTCCTTTTCAAATCCATGGGCGTACTAAAAACTACGATAAGCTTTTTCGTAGACTAGGAAATACTGTCTATTTGGTCACTGACTAATTACTATGGCAGAAGAAAATAAATATGCTCACAATTGCGTTTGTGAGGTAATTAACCTAAGGAAAGAAATTAAATTTATTTTTAATGGATTAAACTAATAAAGTAGTAAAACAGGTTTTGTAAAAAGATGAATATATACGAAGAAGGTCAAATTAAAGATATTAAAATTTGGAAAGCTACTGAACCATCGGTAGTTTCCAAAGCTGTAGGTTATATGACTAAGCCTATTGTTCTGGTTGCAAATAGGATTATCCCACAAAAAGCGATACAAGGTGCTCTAACAGGTTCTAATACTTTGGCAAAGTTAATTACTGATGAACAAGATATTATACGGGATGCAAAAGTTAATTCAATAATTGAGTTAAAAACAAAAGATCTTCAATTGTCCGATAAGTTAGCAGATGAAGTTCATAATTGGGCATTGGCCGGACTTGGTCTAGAAGGGGGAGTCGCTGGCTTTTTTGGCTTACCAGGTATG